TCAGAGATGAGTGATGACTGGAAAGAAAAAAACAAAGATGTGAAATTTGAATTGCAAGACACACCACTCTACGATATGTTTCCTGAAGTGCGTGAGTTGCTAAGTAAATATAGAGAAGTGCATCGTGTTCGTTTTATGCAATTGAAACCTGGCGGTGGAGAACTCGAACGGCACACGGATCAAGTTGATAAAGATTCTGGTGGCTCTAAAGGCAAACTTGCAAGACTGCATATTCCAATCGTTACTAATCCAAACATGATTTTTACTGTGTGGGACACAAAAGGTAATGCACAAAAAGTACATATGGAAGTTGGGCACTTGTGGTTCTTAGATACACGTAAGCCACATCAAGCTATCAACAATGGAACAGAGAATAGAATTCACTTAGTCATAGACGTAATTTCTGAAGGAGAACTGTATGAGTCGCTTGTATCCGTCAGAAATTTCTGATATAATAGAAGGATGGAAAGACCCAAACCCTGCACCGATAGTCGAGATGCACAATGGCTTTCATGTTGTGCGTGATGACTTATTAGAGTATGGTAGTAAGAGTCGATTCATTGACCATCTTGTGAAGACTACTCAATGTGATGAATGGGTCTTTGGTGGTGCAAACAAAGTTGGTTGGGGTCCTATATCATTAACATACGTGTGTAATCTCTATGGAAAAAAAGCAACGTTCTTCATGGCTAAACGCAAAGAGCCTACATGGCATCAGCAAAGAGTATTGGACCTTGGTGGCACTATTCATTGGGTTGACAATGGTATGCTTACTGTGACTAAAGCGAGAGCAAGACGTTATCAAGAAGAAGATACAAAGCACAGACAATGCTTGCCTTTAGGATTAGAACATCCATCTGTGCTTGCATCGATTGTTAAAGTCGCAAGAGATTTAAAAATCAAACCAACAGAGATTTGGACTGTTGCATCAAGCGGAACATTGAATCGTGGATTGCAAATGGCATTTCCTGATGTGCCTGCATATGCAGTAGAGATTGGACACAAGATGAGTGATTATGAGAAGGGTCGTGCTATTACTATGCGTTCACCTTACAAGTATGACCAAGTAGTAGAGGAGAGTCAAGCACCTCCATATCCATCTGAGAAATACTACGATGCTAAACTTTGGCAGTTTGTAGTGAGTAGTGGGAAACCAGGCGCACTAATCTGGAATGTAGCTTAATCAATATTCAAAGGAGTCGAACATGAGTACAGAAGAAGATAAATTTAAACATTCTAAACGAATCCTTAAAGATGAAAATGCAATACGAAAGCAATTGAAAATTGCAAAAGCATATAACATACCAGTTGAAACTCCACATCAATTAGCGAAACATCATGTATTAGATTGTGGAAATCCTAATTGTGTGATGTGTGCAAATCCTAGAAAAGTATGGAAAGAAAAAACGATTCAAGAAAGACGTTTTGAACAGACTGAAAAGTACAAAGAAGAAAATGATTAAAGAGAAATATCTTGGCGCATACATGAAGACTGCAAGAGTCTTTGCCGAATTGAGTACTGCTAGACGCAAACAAGTTGGTGCTGTTGTTGTTAAAGATGACCGCATCATCTCAATTGGTTACAATGGTATGCCAAGTGGATGGGATAATAATTGTGAAGAAGAAGTAGTGGTTGCATTAGTTGACGGAGTGCCACAAAGAGAGATTAAACAACTCAAAACAAAACCTGAAGTTCTCCACGCAGAGTCTAATGCAATTGCCAAACTTGCTAAATCTACCGAGAGTGGTGATGGTGCAAGTATGTTTATCACTTGCGCTCCATGCATGGACTGTGCTAAAATGATATTTCAAACAGGTATTAAAGAAGTCTTCTATGCCGAAGATTATCGTGATGATGCGGGAATCAGTTTCCTAAATAAATGTGGAATAACAGTAAAACAAATAACATGACAAAACATTTCTATGAACGTAACGATTGGTTATTGAACCATGAAACAAACAAGACATTTGAGGAAGTACAATGGATGACTGAAGACGAATTTCGTCAATGGTTCATCGATTTGCGTAAAGCAGTTGTACACTCATGGGACACTATGGGTCAACCACCAAGAGTTGGTTGGGATGAAGATGCAATCAAAAAACAGTTCAAAGATATGTATGGATTCTCTGTGCATGAGTTTGAACATGTAGATGAATTGACTGGTGAGAAAGATGTAATTCGAAACACTAGCGTAGTTGGCAATGCGGCTAATCAATGGTTTCCAACTATGATGAAGACACGCATTAACTATACTAAGAATGACGATGGGCTTTCAATCTATGACCACTTTCTAAAAGACGAATTGCTTGAGAAGACATTGAAGTATTCCAAGCGACACTTCAAGCGTGATTCATTCTATGCATATTCAAATACAGTTAAAGTCAATGAGATTATCAACGTTGGTTCTTACAACGTAAAGTTTAAGAATGGCAATGACTTTGTTCGTTGGTTTGAAGAAAACAACATTCGTCAGTATGGTTATGACTATTGGGTAGAAAGTCGTGATGATGATGAAGAATATAGTGGCTACAATGAACAACTCAAAGGTGCAAAGTATCTTGAAGTGACGCAAGATATTCTAGAGACAATTCCGTCTAAGTCTACAATGAACATAAAGTCGCATGACCAGAAAAAGTATCGTCTGCGTATGTACAAATATGGACAAAAGATTTTTCCTGTCGGCTTGAAAGCATTCCGTGTATCGTGGTGCCAATATGCTGTTAACTTTCCACCATTGACTGCAAAACTTCTTTATGAAAAATTTACTCGACACGTTAAAAACCAAAGTCATATTGTTGTTTACGATCCCTCTTCTGGTTGGGGTGGGCGTATTTTGGGTGCTATGGCTTCTCGCACTTCTATTCCTTTACACTATGTGGGGACTGATCCTAATACCGACCACAGCATTGTTAGCGATAGTGGCACTCCTAGTACTAAATATGCCGACTTGGCTGATTTCTATAACTCCGCAAAGAACGAAGGAGTTTTGTTTGAACAGTCCAACACTTATGAAATTTTTCAGCTTGGTTCAGAAGTTGTCAGAGATGATAGTTCGTTCCAAAAGTACAAGGGCATTTTAGACATGGTGTTCACTAGCCCTCCTTACTTTGCTAAGGAAGCGTATAGTGAAGACCCAACACAATCGTATAAGAAGTTTACTGGCTATGATGCATGGCGTGAAGGCTTCTTACGTCCAACACTAGAGACTGCTGTTGAGTATTTGCGTAATGACAGATACTTACTTTGGAATATTGCTGATGCTAAGTTTGGTGCTGACATGTTGCCACTTGAAAAAGATAGCAAAGACATTTTAGAATCACTCGGTATGCAATTCAAAGGTGTCGTTAAGATGGCACTAGCACAAATGCCAGGCGGCAATCGTATCGATCCTGACACTGGTTTGCCGAAAGCAAAGAATTTTTGCAAAGTAAACGGGATGTGGTTGAAGTATGAACCGATTTTTGTTTTTTACAAGCCGTAACTTGTTGATTTTAAAGGGTTTTTTGACTTAAGTTTAAGGAAAAGCCCTTTATTTTACACAATTATGTTGTTTTGATGCAACACTACATCAAATAATCGTTGACTTCTGTTCCTACTGTGCTATACTCTATATATAGATTGAGATTACAGAGGAACTTACATGTCACATATCGAACGTCCTGGTGCCTACGAAGCCGCTATCAAGCGTAACATCTTGAACAATGCTACCAAAACTTTCTACAAGACATATCCTGATGCTGGCGATATTGTCACATTCCTGAATGCCAATTACAAAAATTCGTTTTACTCAAACCTTCTTGGTTCATTGAACACTTATGGTAAGTTGACAGAAAAACAAGTCCTTGCTGTACGCAAGTCTATGGCAACAATGGCTGAACGTAAAGCACAATGGCAAGCCGAGGCAGTTGCTAAAAACGCAACCCGTACATTCGTTGGTACTGAAAAGAAAAAGATTACTGTTACCCTTACAGTTAAAAAAGCAATTGTGGTTGAACGTCCTCGCTTCCACTACTATGATTCTGGCACCAGCCTTCTCCGTATTTGTGAAGATGCCGCTGGCAATGTTATCGTATTCAGCGGCAATGCAGATTTTCCTGCTGAAGGCGAGACTGCCACTATCACCGCTACTGTAAAAATGCACCGCTACTATAAACAAAACGACATTGAAGTGCCACAGACAGTTATCATCCGTCCCAAGACTGTTGCCATGGTACAACAACCAGTTGCAGAAACCGCTTGACATTTTAATCCACTTGAGTTAAGATACATACATGCTTAATAAACAAATTTCAAAATCCACTCTAGCAAAGTTACTTGCTACAGAGAATATTTCGGTAGACTATCGTAAGGTGCAGACTGCATCATTCGATATTGTAAATCGCCGTCTTACTCTTCCCATTATGAATGACACCACGCCAGAAATGACAGACCTTTTTGTCGGGCATGAAGTGGGTCACGCATTAGACACACCACAATCATACGTTGAATCGGCTAAGGCTGGTGGTTCTGCATTCTCTACATTCTTGAATGTTGTTGAAGATGCAAGGGTCGAACGTAGAATGAAGGATCGTTATCCAGGTCTGCGTAAATCGATGGCTATTGCATATCGTCAATTTACTGAACGTGACTTCTTTGGCATCAAAGGTCAAGATGTAAACGCAATGATGTTGATTGATAGAATCAATTTGCATTTTAAACTTGGTGCAATTGCAGGCATTAAATTCAATGCCGAAGAAATGATGTACGTTAAAGAAGTTGAAACGGCAGATTCGTTTGAGCAAGTGAAAGATATCACCGAACGTTTGTATGATTTTTGCAAAGCAGAATTAGACCAAAAACGTCAAGAGGCTAAAGAAGAATTCGAAAAGCGCAAAGAGAATGGCGAATTCGATGATGAAGATTTTGATGACGATAGTTTCGGTGGTGATGATGCCGAAGACTATGAAGACAAAAATCCAAATGATTTTGATTCTGAATTCGATGGCGGTGATGATGATTTCGAATCCGAAGATAATTTTGACAATGGCTACTCCAATGCACCGACATTCGAAAATACTATGCCGAATGAATTGAAGGCATATGGTGATGAAGTGAAATCTGTAACCGATGAGAAATTTCAACAAGCACTAAAAGGTCTTGCAGAAACAAAAGAAATTTACGTTGGTAAGATTGCTAGTCAAAATCAAATCAATTTAAAACAATATATTGTTCCGTTCAAAGATTTGAAGTTCTTTGAAGATAACTTTTACAATGATCCTGAGTTGGAAGCGCATGAGCGTTATGATTCTACTCTGTTAACGAAATTCGAAGCCAAGAATAAGAATCCAATTGCGTATCTTGTGAAAGAATTCGAAATGAAAAAGAAAGCGGCTGAGTTGCGCCGTGTAACAGTCTCTGACACTGGTACACTTGACACCAACAAGTTGCATACTTACAAATTCAATGACGATATCTTCCGTAAGATTGGTGCCGTTGCACAAGGTAAGAATCACGGCATTGTGATGTTCATTGACTGGTCTGGTTCTATGGTAGACAACATGTCTGGCACAATTGAACAGTTGATTACAATGGCAACGTTCTGCCGCAAAGTGAATATTCCTTTTGATGTTTATGCTTTCAGTACTGAGTCTTTCAAAAACATTAAACCAGAATATGTCCCTATGACAAATGGTCAAATGCAAATTGATAATTTTTCTCTGTTAAACATTTTGTCTAGCAGTATGAAGAATGCAACATATCGCAAATTTGCAAATGACTTGTTGCAAGTGGCTGAGGCATATCAGCCTTATGTGAGTAATCGTAGAAATTACAAGTCCAGTTTTATTTGTGAAAATATGAGACTTGGTGGTACTCCGTTGAATGCGACAATTCAAGTTGCATCTAATGTTGTCAATGATTTTCGTAAACGTACTCGGTCAGAAATTGTGAATGTTATCTTTTTGACTGATGGAGAAGATTCCACTACTCTTTGGACCGATAATGAAATAGGTCGTGCCCAACGTATCGGTCCTTCTGACTTCCGTTCAGTATCTTACATTGAAGATAAAGAATCTGCAAAAACTTATCGTGTAAGTGACAAAGGTGTAACACCTACTCTGTTAGAAATTCTAAAGGATCGTACTGGTTGCAATTTGATTGGCTTCTACATTCTGCCAAAAAGCAAACGTTTCTTCCAAAATGCAATGGCACGTTTCAACATGATGATGACAGATGATAAGTACAAACAATTCCGCAATGAGAAATTCTTCTCTGTTAACGGATATGGCTACTCAGAATATTTTCTGATTCCTGGTGGTGATGATTTGTCTACCGATGATGATTCGCTATCAGACATTCTTGGCGAAGCCAAAGATGTTTCCGCACGTAAGTTGAAAGGTGCATTTTTAAAGATGAACCAAAACCGTTTGACTAATCGTGTTTTGCTCTCTAAGGTAATCAAGGAAATTGCTTGATGTTGCGTAAAAACAACAGTTCAAATAACCCTTGACCTACCATAAATACTCTGTTATACTACTAGTATTGAAATTGATTTTTAACTGAAAGGCAAATTATATTATGATTACGCAAAGTGAAAAAGTTGCATTCGTTACTGAAGCCGCCAAACGTTTCGGTGCCATTGTAACCCGCCAACAATTGGTGACACTTTCTGAAGAGACTGGCGGCAAACGTCAGTTCTGGCTTGAATCCGACCAGTACCGAGTTGGTCGTGGCAAGTATCAATTGCCCCTCCAAGAATTTAATGTTAACATGGCTGGTCTTGCACTAGTGCAATCCAATCCAGTTCCTTCTATGCCAATTACTGAACCTATCAAGGCTCCTGTTGCAAAGGCAGTAGCAAAAATGTCTTCCGTTGCACGTATGCAAGAAGGCGCAATTATTCCTAAAGTGAATTCTCTGTATGTTCCTTTTGGGTTCTTTGACAACATGAAACGTATTGTTGCATCAAAGAAATTTTATCCAGTATTCGTTTCTGGTCTCTCTGGTAACGGCAAGACTTTCATGGTCGAACAAGCCTGTGCCCAATTGAAAACAGAATGTCTCCGTGTGAATATTTCACCTGAGACTGATGAAGATGATTTGATTGGTGGCTTCCGTTTGATTGACGGTGAGACAAAATGGTTTGATGGTCCAGTTGTTCAAGCAATGAAGTCTGGTGCTGTTTTGATTCTTGATGAAATTGACCGTGGTTCAAATAAACTAATGTGCTTGCAAGGTGTACTTGAAGGCAAAGGTCTGTTCGTTAAGAAGACTGGTGAATTTGTCGAACCAGTTACAGGTTTCAACGTTATCGCTACCGCCAATACTAAAGGTAAAGGTGATGAGACTGGTCGCTACATGGCCGCTACAATTCTTGATGATGCGTTCCTTGAGCGTTTCCCAATTACAGTTGAGCAAGAATATCCAGACACTAAAGTTGAAACAAAGATTTTGACTAAGTTGTTTACCAGTCTTGGTATTGATGACAAAGCATTTGCAGAAAATCTTGTGAAGTGGGCTGATATCATTCGTAAGACTTTCGAAGAAGGTGCTATCGATGAATTGATTTCCACTCGCCGTTTGTCTCACATTGCCGAAGCATATACTATCTTCAATGATAAGATGGAAGCAATCAAGTACTGTATCAACCGCTTTGATGCAGAAACCAAAACATCATTCCTTGATTTGTATACCAAGATTGATGCTGGCATCGACCCTACTGCGGAAGTGACACCTGCGCCAGCAGTTGATGACGTACCGTTCTAAATCTCCTGGCAGTAATGCCTTAGAGGCTACTTGACGTAGCCTCTTTTTTTATATATAATAGTGAGATAATTTTTTATTAACATGGAGATATTATGCAATTTGAACTTGATATTCAAAAACTAAGAACCAAGAAACTTTTTGTCGCAACACCAATGTATGGCGGACAATGCCATGGTGCTTACACTAAAGCAATTACAGACCTTATGATTCTCTGTACCAAATATGGTATTGAGGCTAAACTGTTTTTCATCTTCAACGAATCACTAGTACAACGTGCTAGAAATTATTTGACAGATGAGTTTGTTCGTAGTGGTTACGACCACATGATTTTTATCGATAGCGATATTCACTTTGAGCCACAAGACGTTTTGGTGATGATGCACTTTGCCGCAAGCCGTGATGACATGGATGTTGTTTGTGGACCATATCCAAAGAAAGCAATTTCTTGGGAGAAGATTAAAGTCGCAGTTGACAAAGGCTATGCAGACAAGAATCCAAATCAATTGGAAGAGTTTGTTGGTGACTTTGTTTTCAATCCCGCAGATGGCGTAACTCAATTCAGAATTGATGAGCCAATTGAAGTGAAAGAAAGCGGCACAGGTTTCATGTTGATTACCCGTGAAGCACTTCAAAAATACGACAAAGCATTCCCAACACAAAGCTACAAACCAGACCATGTGCGTACCGCAAACTTTGATGGTAGCAGAGAAATCATGGCTTACTTTGATTGCGTTATTTGTCCAGACACAAAACGTTATCTCTCAGAAGATTACATGTTCTGTCAATGGATGCGTAAAGCTGGTGGTAAGGTATGGTTGCTTCCATGGATGCGTTTGAAACATGCTGGTAGTTATATCTTTGGTGGTTCTTTGCAAGCACTTGCGGCTATCAACGCTTCACCGACCGCTGGTGATGATGTTATGAAACGTAATGTATCTGCAAATTTGAAATGACAGACTATCGATATAATGAAGACAAGACTTTAGCGGAACTGAAGTCTTACATTGATGCAACATACGGGCAACATTATTCCCGTGATAAATTCCAAGCGACAGAATTCATCATTGATGGTGGACATGGTGAAGGATTCTGTATCGGGAACGTGCTGAAATATGCACAAAGGTATGGCAAGAAAGACGGACGAAATCGTAAAGACTTGCTAAAGATTTTACACTATGCTATAATCATGCTACACGTACATGACTTGACTGAAGGAAAACAAAATGAAATTAAGCGAATCAACAATTAACGTTCTAAAAAACTTTGCGACCATTAATGCTGGTATGCAATTTAAAGAAGGCTCTGTGGTGCGAACTATCTCCAAAGGACAGAACGTACTTGGCAAAGCAACAGTAACAGAAAACTTTGAAAAAGATTTTGTCATTTATGACTTGAATCGTTTCTTGTCTCTGTGTGGTTCTTTGACTGATCCTGAGATTGTTATCAATACCGATGCAAATAATCTCACGGTTAAATCTGGCACATCCAAAACTACATACGGACTTGCAGATGAGTCTATGATTGTAGCACCGCCTGCAAAAGAGTTGAAGATTGAAAATGCCGAAGTGAATTTTCGATTGACAAAAGAAGACATGAGCCAAGTATTGAAGTTGTCTGGCATCTTGGGTCTTCCAAACATTGCAGTCATTGGTGATGGTACTAGTATCTCTATCGCTACACTTGACGTTAAGAATGATGAGTCTGATAACTTCTCAATCAAAGTTGGCGAGACTGCATCTAATTTCAAAATGATTTTCAATACAGAAAACTTGAAGATGATTCCTGGAACATATGATGTAGCAATTTCATCTAAAGGTATCTCTCACTTCAAACATGCAACCGATTCTGTTGAGTATTGGATTGCTACTGAAGCTGGCTCTAAGTACGAAGGTTAATATTATGAGTAACGTGATTGTTCCGTCTTCACCAGAAGACCGTAAAAAGATTCTGGACGCACTTGTCGAAATTTCAAACTCACTCACTCGCATTGAAGCCGAACGTGATTTGATTAAAGACATTCTTGTTTCGGTTGAAGATAAATTTGAGTTGCCTAAAAAGTACACTCGCAAACTTGCAAAGATTTATCACAAACAAAACTTCACCGAGGTACAACAAGAACAAGACGATGTTGAAACCCTTTATGAGAGTGTGGCTAAGTAACACTCGCTTGCATTCTAACATGCAATGTGTTAGAATATATTTTTATGTTATGATAAGGTGAATACATGCTACAAGATTTCTTGTGGGTCGAAAAGTATCGACCAAAAACTGTTGAAGATACAATTCTTCCAGCAGACTTAAAGGCAACATTCCAACAATTCGTTGACCAAAAGAATGTTCCCAATCTAATTCTTACGGGCGGTCCTGGCGTTGGTAAAACTACTATCGCCAAGGCTATGCTTGAAGAACTTGGATGTAATTATATTGTTATTAACGGATCGATGAATGGCAACATCGATACTTTGCGAAATGAAATTAAAAACTTTGCCTCAACTGTATCATTCTCGGGTGGTCGTAAATATGTTATTCTTGACGAGGCTGATTACCTTAATCCGCAATCTACTCAACCCGCATTACGGAACTTCATGGAAGAGTTTTCTGCTAATTGTGGTTTTATCCTTACTTGCAACTTTCTTAATCGTATCATCGCCCCTCTCCACAGTAGGTGCTCCGTTGTACATTTTAAGATAAACGCATCAGACAAGCCAAAACTTGCTGGTCGTTTTATGAAACGTATGACTGGCATTCTACAAAAAGAAAACGTAGAGTTTGAAGAAAAGGTTGTTGCTGAACTTATTATGAAACACTTTCCTGATTGGAGGCGTGTTCTCAATGAACTGCAACGTTACTCTGCTACAGGTAAGATTGATACTGGGATTCTTGCGAATATCTCAAGTGACAATTTCAAGTCATTAGTTGATAGATTGAAAGCGAAAGACTTCACGGGTATGCGTAAGTGGGTTGCAGAGAATCTAGACAATGAACCATCAGTACTATTCAAACGAATCTTTGATAATAGTAATGAATGCTTGAAGGCTGATTCTGTTCCACGTATGGTTTTATTGCTTGCCGACTATCAATACAAGTCTGCATTTGTCGTTGACCAAGAAATTAACTTTGTTGCTTTCTTAACTGAAGTGATGGTCGACTGTGAATTCAAGTGATTATACATTTGACTTTTCTGATTCCGATTGGCAGACAATTGCAAAAAATGTTTCGATAGCGACAAACAAAATTTTCCAATATGATTTCAGAACAAAATTAAAATCTGAAATTGTATCTAGTTTATTTGTTTCCGAATCAGAGAAACATTTTCTCAGCAATGGTATTAAAGTTCGAAAAGATTCACACGACCATCAGCCAGATTTATATTTTTATGATAACAATCATTCGGTTGAAATTAAAGTCACCAAGAATCAAAAGTCGATTAAGTGGATGGGTGGTAAGTATTCCAAACGTCCTGCACAATACGTTCTTGTTGTTTGGGAAGAATTGACTAGAACAGTATATGGGCAATCAGGAATATCTTTCTATATCAGCACTTGCAACTTAAAAGAAGATGATTGGAAATCAATAGACAATGGGAAAGAAAATTACTATGCGACTGTATTCACGTTTTCCGAATTGATTAAAAAGTGTCCTAAAAATCTAGTTGGGACAGAACACGTTTTTGAGAATTTTTATTATGACACCATTTGACTATCTAAACGCTATCAACCAATCAAAAGAAAACTTGATGGTTGGCACCGACAATGATGAACTATCTGAAAAAACGTACAATGCGTACATCGTTAATAAAGGACTATCTTACTTCTCTGACACAGTACTCTATGCGAATGAGATGAATCTCCGTCATCTTCTGGAAAACAAACCTCAATTTTTGTATTTACTAAATACCATCAGGCCACGAAAACGCTTTAGCAAGTGGTTTAAGAATGAAGTAGTTGAAGACATTAATGTGATTTCTGAATATTTTGGCTATAGTTATGCTAAAGCTAAACAAGTGCAGAATCTTATAACGTCAGACCAACTCAATATGATGAAACAAAAAATACAAAAAGGTGGCGTGAAGTCCAAGGAGAAAAAGAATGGCGGTGAACATTGAAGACTTACTTGAGGTAAGATTAAAACAAGAAGACGATTTTCTTAAAGTAAAAGAAACATTAACCCGTATTGGCGTTGCATCTCGCAAAGATAAAACACTATATCAATCGTGTCATATTTTACACAAAAAAGGTAAATATTATATTGTACATTTTAAAGAATTGTTTGCACTAGATGGCAAAACAACAGACTTTGAAGATAACGATTTAGCAAGACGCAACACCATTGCAAATTTATTAGCTGAGTGGGGACTGATTGAGATTGTTTCTAAAAATTCATTAGAACCAATTGCACCATTGTCTCAGATTAAAATCATCTCATACAAAGAAAAAAATGAATGGTTGCTAACAGCTAAATACAATATAGGAAATAAAAAGAGGGAAGAAAATTAAATGGAAGAATTAGTACAATCACTAAAAGTGTCTTTGGCGAATCACTATGCATTTTATTTGAAGGCACACTACTACCATTGGAACGTAACTGGTCCTAACTTTCCTCAGTATCACGAATTTTTAGAAAACATCTATACTGAAGTGTATGATGTTGTGGATAAAATTGCAGAAGAGATTCGAACATTGGATGCGTATGCACCAGGAAGTTTTAATCGCTTCATTCAGTTATCACAAATTCAAGGTGACGAAACTGTGCCACCAGCAGAAGTGATGATGCAGAGATTATTAGATGACATTCAAGTTATGAACTCTAGTATTATGAGAGTATACGAACTTGCAGAGCAAGAGCGTTGCCACAACATAAGTAACTTCATGGCAGAACGTCAAGATGCATTTAACAAACATGCATGGATGATTAGGTCAACTTTAAAGGCTTGACAAACGTTGTATAGTATGAGATAATGTTATCTCAAAACAAATTAGGAGATTCTATGAAATCCATTAAAGCATTGACAGCAGTAGCATTGACTACTCTCTCCCTAGTTGCCGTTGCGGCAGACAAACCAGCAGAAAAGAAACCTGCTGACAAACCTGCAACAACAGCACCAGCACCTGCACCTTCAGCAGACTCTAAAGAGAAACCACGTCCTAAAGTGATTACTCCAAAAGAGAAAGCCGAACGAGCAGAGGCTAAAAAAGCAGAAGCTAATAAAGCGGAAGCTAAATCAGACGCTAAGAAATAATTCTTAGTAAATTTTTTATCATTAATTGATGAGGTATATAAAATGGCATTTGTAAATTCTAGCAAAACACAGACAGAACTCTTGGTATCGTACTTGCGTGGTACAGGTCGTGGAATCTCTGCACCCCAAGCAAAGTCTTTGTTTGGCATCAAAAACCTTCGTGCCCGTATCAGCGACTTGCGCCAAGCAGGTTTCAAGATTCGTAAGGACATGAACACAGAAGGTAATACAACATATTTTGTTTCACGCAGAATGGTTGGACAGGCTTAATCTGTTATAAATAAACGTATCTCAGGGATGGGAACGTAAATGGCTCTTCTACCTTAGGAGCGTCTAAAGCTGGTACAACGATATGGTACCCCTGTAGCCAGTAAGCAGGATTTTAATGATACGCCTTCGGGGTATCAAATTTTATTTTTAACTCGCTTAATAGGAGAAACTATGTTACAAAACATCAATAGTGCTATCGATGCATTTCAAAGCACAAAAACGCAATTCGTCAAAACATTCGTCACGAATGAAGAACTTGCAAAACCCCTCAATACTTTCATTGAAGCGCAAACATCTTACGCAAAGGCTGTCGCTGTAGAAGTCAATAAGTTTTATACAACTCTTGGACTCTCTGCATACACATTTGATGCTAAGAAAGCATTTTCAAAATCTAAGTAAGAGGAGATACAATATGGGACACACACCACTACCCGCAGTCTTTGGCGGTGCAGGATTCAAAGACTTTGATAAATTCTTTGTTGGTTTCGATGAGCAATTCAATCGACTAGCAAAAATACATGATGATGTGACTAAGAACATTCCTAACTACCCACCTTACAACATTCGCAAGACTGGTGACAATACTTACGTCATTGAAATTGCTGTTGCTGGTTTTGGTAAACAAGAAATCGATATCACTTTAGAAGACAACAAATTAATTGTTGCTGGCAATACAAAAGATGATGGAGACAATTTCTTGTTCAAGGGTATTGCTAATCGTGCATTTACTCGCACGTTTGCACTTGATGACCAAATCGAAATTCAAGATGCCGCTTTGATTAATGGCATGTTGAAGATTGCTTTGGAACGAATCATTCCAGAACACAAGAAGCCTAAGAAGATTGAAGTTAAAGATGCTGAATCTAAAACTAAAAAATCATCTCAGCAATTTTTGACTGAGGATGATTTATGAAATCAATAAAAAACTTCTTTATTGCTTTACTTGAATCTATTCAAGAAATAAAAAAACATAAAGCAGAGCGTTTTAAATAAACACCATGGGGGCGCAATGCCCCCATTTTTAATTATGGAGATATTATGCAAGGTGAACTTAGAATTTTAAAATTGAGTACTGGCGAGGAAGTCGTTGGTAATATTACAGAACGTACTGGCATTGCAATTTCTATTGAGAATCCATGTTTACTTGGAATCGCAATGGGACCAAATGGCAAAGCAAATCTCCAAATGCAACCAATGCTTATCTTCTCTGAACAGAAGAAGGTAGATATCAATCGTGCCAACATAATGTATGACGTTTCAGTTGCGCCTGAGATTGAAAACAAGTATAATGAGATATACGGTTCAGGAATTGTCCTACCGAAAAAACAAGGCATCATTATTTAATGAAATTTTATACGCATTTTTCTAAACTCGGTAATCACATTCTTGTTCGTGGATATAATAATGGTAAGAGGTTCAGCGATAAAGTCGAATACAATCCAACGTTATATCTACAATCTAAAGATGGTGATTACCGAACGTTAGATGGTCAATCACTTGCGCCTGTATCGCAGGGAACAATGCGTGACGCTACTGAGTTTATGAAACGTTATGAAGACGTTGACAACTTCAAAGTATATGGCTCAACAAACTTTCCATACGTTTATATCAATGAAGCGTATCCAGGAAAAGTAGATTATGATCCAGACCAAATTAAGATTGCGAACATCGACATTGAGGTTGGTTCTGAAAATGGTTTTCCTGAACCTGCGTCTGCGAGTGAGCCAATTACTGCAATCACGTTTAAGATAGCAGGACACTTCTATGTGTTTGGCTGTGGTGACTATGATAACTATCGTGACGATGTAACATACATGAAGTGCCGTGATGAAAACAATCTTATCATGCGCTTCCTTGATATGTGGGAAGAAACATCACCAGACATTGTGACTGGTTGGAACATTCAATTCTTTGATATTCCATATCTGAACAATCGTATCACAAGACTCATGGGCGACAATACTGCAAAGCGTCTATCACCATTTCGTAGAATCGGTGAACGTACAACTACGATTCACAACAAACAACAAGTAGCATTCGACTTGGTAGGTATTGCTATTCTTGATTACATTGAATTGTACAAGAAGTTTACGTACTCACAGCAAGAAAGTTTCAGTCTCAATCACATTGCGTTCCTTGAACTCGGTGAGAAGAAACTTGATTACTCTGAAGTTGAAAGTCTGCATCAGTTGTATCGAACAAACTTTCAAAAGTTTATTGAGTATAACATCCATGACGTTGAACTTGTGGATCGTATCGATGCTAAGATGCAATTGATTGATATGGCGCTGGCGCTGGCATACGATGCTAAAGTTAATTACACCGATGTGTTCACGCAAGTACGCATGTGGGATACTTTGATTCATAATGAATTGATTGAACAAAACATTGTCGTGCCACAGAATGTTCGTACACCAAAAGATGAACAGTATGCTGGTGCTTATGTGAAAGACCCAATCGTTGGTATGCACGAATGGGTTGTGTCGTTTGACTTGAACTCATTGTATCCACACTTGATTATGCAGTACAATGTTTCACCTGAAACAATTGTTGAAGGTCGCCACACAAGTATCTCTATTGATAATTTGCTGGATGGTGAGTATCAGGCGCAGGGACAATATTGTATGGCAGCCAATGGTCATTACTTCAGGCGTGACAAGCAAGGCTTCTTGCCTGCTATGATGCAACGCATGTATGATGACAGGTCGCTATACAAAAAGAAAATGATTGAGGCTCAAAAGGCTTACGAAAAAGAAACTGATAAAGAACGTAAACGTGAAATAACAAATCAGATTTCAAAGTACAAGAACTTGCAACTTGCGAAGAAAGTACAATTGAACTCCGCTTATGGCGCACTTGGTAATCAATATTTTAGGTTCTTTGACATTCGCCAAGCAGAGGCAATCACTCTGTCTGGTCAATTGTCCATTCGATGGATTGAAATGAAGTTGAATGGCTACCTAAACAAACTATTAAAAACTAAGGATATTGATTATGTTATCGCATCGGACACGGACTCTGTATACGTCAATCTTGGTCCGCTGGTACATATGGTCTACGGATCGAAGAGTGAAACGAAAGTTGAAACGATTGTTGATTTCGTCAACAAAGCATGTATCGAAAAATTCGAACCATTCATCGATAAGTCATACCAAGAACTAGCAGACTACATGAATGCATTCGACCAGAAGATGCAGATGAAGCGTGAAGTGATTGCCAACAAAGGTATCTGGACTGCAAAGAAGCGTTACATTCTAAACGTGTATGATTCTGAAGGTGTTCGATTCGCAGAGCCAAAGTTAAAGATGATGGGTATTGAAGCCGTTAAGTCTTCCACACCAATGTCATGCCGTGAGAAGATTAAAGAGTCTTTGAAGATTGTGATGAATGGTAATGAACAAGAGTTTCAATCTTTCGTTGAAGCATTCAAACAAGAATTCAAAACTCTTCCATTTGAAGACATTGCATTTCCACGTGGTGTTAGCGAACTGTCTAAATATATGAGTAGTTCGGAACTATATTCAAAAGGCACACCTATGCATGTGCGTGGTGCGATAATGTTTAATGCGTTTCTGAAAAAGTATAAACTGACTAAGAAGTATCAACTTATTCAGGATGGTGACAAGACTAAATTCTGTTACATGAAAGTTCCAAATCCCGTTCAAGAAAATGTATTTTCTATTCTCACAGTCTTACCAAAAGAGTTTGGCGTAGAAAAATATATCGACTACGATACGCAGTTTGATAAAGCATATCTTGAGCCATTAAAAACAATCGTAAACACAATCGGTTGGAGAACCGAACGTGCTTCCTCATTGGAGAGTTTTTTCGCATGACAACAAGAAAAATACCGCAAGAATATCTTGCATTTAGACAAGAAGATGATTTTGGCTTTAGTGCAATTGATGAATCAGAAGTCAATAGAACAGTTGACCCAAGCACACTAGAAGAAACAATCATTGTACGTGAGACTATCACACAATCTTCAGAATCTTTACAGAGGGTAGAAGATAAACTAGACCAAATGCTTTCACTATACAACGATGGTAAGCTAGGACTAGAAGCAGACCGTGATAAAATGGAAGTTGAAGTAAAAGCAAATCTAAAAGAGTTAGAACAACTTATCATGCCTTTGCTAGTTAACTTGATGAAGAATCCAGAAAAAGAATATATCTACTGGCCTAATCGTACCGCAAAGATTCAAGAACAAATTGACAAGGTGCTTGCTTTGACAAGAGAATAAATGAAAGTTATATTATGAAAATTGGATTTCAATGTTCATCGTTTGACATGTTACACGCAGGACACATAACGATGTTGAAGCAAGAAAAGGAATTGTGCGACTATCTAAAGGTCGCACTTCAAGTTGACCCGACAATCGACAGACCGGGAATCAAAAACAAACCTGTGCAATCTGTATATGAACGTTATGTACAATTGCAAGCGGTAAAGTATATCGATGAAATCTTGGTATACGAAAGTGAAGAAGACCTACTCAATCTCATTAAGACGCAAACGATGCACATTCGTTTTCTAAGTGAAGAATATAAGGGTAGAGATTTCACAGGAAAGCAGTTTTGTCTTGACAATGAGATAGAATTGTATTATCATGTAAGACAGCACAAATATAGTTCTACGGAGATTCGCAATCGTACCTTTGAATATGAATTAGCAAAGCGTAACGAAAAATTAACGAAAGAACCGTTAGGACAATATTCACCCGATTTATTGAAAAAGTATGGAGAAAATATATGAGCAATTTTTTTACGGATTTAGTTGACCAACTGAAAGATGAAGACACGAAGATTTTATCTGAGGGCGGCGCATCTGCTGAGTATAGTGGATGCATTGATACAGGTTCATATGCATTGAATGCTGTTCTATCAGGTAGCATCTATGGTGGTGTGCCTAACAACAAAGTGACTGCATTCGCTGGTGAATCGTCAACTGGTAAAACATTCTTTGTGCTTGGCATTGTCAAACAATTCCTTGATGCAAATCCTGAAGGCGGTGTTATCTACTTTGATACTGAAGCCGCAGTTACAAAACAGATGATGGAATCCCGTGGTGTTGACACTAAGCGTGTTGTTATCTCCGAGCCAGATACAATTCAAAAGTTTCGTCATACTGCATTGCAAATCATCGAGAAGTATCAAGCGCAACCAGAAGCAAAGCGCAAACCAATGATTATGGTCCTCGACTCTCTTGGTCAGTTGTCTTCTACTAAAGAGATGGAAGATACTGCTGAAGGCAAAGAGACTAAAGACATGACCAAGTCTGCTATTCTCAAAGCAACATTCCGTGTATTGAATTTGAAACTCGCTAAGATTGGCGTGCCTTTGCTTGTAACAAATCACGTTTATGATGTTGTTGGTGCATACATCCCAACTAAAGAAATGTCTGGTGGTTCTGGCTTGAAGTACACAGCATCCACAATCGTTTACTTGTCTAAGCGTAAAGACAAAGATGGTACTGCTGTTGTTGGTAACATCGTTCGTTGCAAGTTGCAGAAGTCACGTTTGACAAAAGAGAACTCTCAAGTTGAAGTTAAGATTACATATAGCACAGGTCTTGATAGATATTTTGGCTTGCTTGAAATTGCAGAGAAGTATGGTATCATCAAGAAAGTATCTACACGATATGAACTTGCTAATGGCACTAAAGTGTTTGGTAAGAACATCAACGAAGAGCCAGAGAAGTATTTCACACCTGATATCTTAGCATTGATTGACGAAGCATGTAAGAAAGAATTCTTGTATGGACAAGATGGTGTTGAGGGCGTTGCTGATGAGGAAGAGTTGGAGTTAGTCAATGAAGATTGAAGAAACTTATGAGATTGCCGAAAGCGATATCAAATACAAAGATAAAGATGTTGTCGCAACAATCAAAATTACTGCTGGTGATTTTAAAGGAACAGTATTTCATTTTGGTGAAATTAATTTTGCCGAAGAAGAAAACCCTGACGGAACCTATTCAATTGGCTTCAACTATGATATAATAAGTGAAGAACATCAAGCACTCAAAGGCAATGATGCCTTTGAAGCATATCTTGGTGAGGTTTTAAATAACTTGTTGAAACACGCTTTAGACGAAGCAGAGAAAAGGTATAAGAATGAACTTGGAACAGAAAATACTCAAACACCTATTACTGGATGAAGAGTATACCCGAAAAACATTACCATTTATTAAAGGTGAATATTTTCAAGAATCGTCAGAAAAACTTTTGTTTGATGAGATTCAAACTTATGTAAACAAGTACAATACAATGCCAACGAAAGAAGCGTTGGTCATTGAGATTGATAAGAGAGTAAACTTAACTGATGACCAGCACAAGAAAACTGTTGCACTTGTTAAATCAATTACAATCGATCCTGAAGTATCAGACACTAAATGGTTGATTGATGCAACAGAAGACTTCTGCCAAGAGAAAGCAATCTACAATGGTATCATGCAGAGTATTCAGATTCTTGATGACAAGAATAAGAACAATACAGAAAAACTTGATAAAGGTTCGATTCCTAAAATTCTAGCAGATGCGCTTTCAGTTTCTTTTGATAATCACGTTGGTCACGATTTTATTGATGACGCAGAAACACGATATGACTTCTATCATAAAGTTGAAAAACGAATCCCATTCGACCTCGACTACTTGAATAGAATCACTAAAGGCGGGCTTGCAGAAAAATCTTTGAACATTGTTCTTGCTGGCACTGGTGTTGGTAAATCTTTGTTCATGTGTCATTGTGCCGCAGCCAATCTGACGATGGGTAAGAATGTTTTGTACATCACAATGGAAATGGCTGAAGAACGTATTGCAGAACGTATCGATGCTAACTTGATGAACGTTGAATTGGATAGATTGATTGGTATGCCTAAAGAAACATACTTGAAGAAAGTTGAAACTCTACGTGAAAAGACTAAAGGCAAGCTAATCATCAAAGAATATCCAACCGCTAGTGCAAACGTAAATCACTTCTCGCATTTGTTGAATGAACTGAAATTGAAACGTCAATTCATTCCTGATATCATTTACATTGACTATCTAAACATTTGTTCTTCCGCACGTATGAAGATGGGTTCTTCTATTAACTCATACACATACATTAAAGCAATTGCAGAAGAATTGCGTGGGCTTGCAGTTGAACATAAAGTGCCAGTTGTATCTGCAACACAAACAACAAGAAGTGGTTATACAAACTCAGACGTTGGACTTGAAGATACTTCAGAATCGTTTGGTTTGCCTGCTACTGCTGATTTGATGTTTGCTTTGATTTCAACCGAAGAACTTGCAGAGTTAAATCAGATTATGGTTAAGCAGTTGAAGAATCGTTACAGCGACCCAACAACAAACAAGCGTTTTGTGATTGGTGTTGATAGAGCGAAAATGAAACTGTATGATGCAGAAGAGTCAGCGCAGACTAACATTTCCGATAGTGGGCAGATTGAAGACGATAAACCCGTATTCGATAAGTCTGGTTTCGGCAAAAGAATGCAGAAAAACCGAGATTTTGGCAATCTAAAGGTTTAATTTCATAATGTGAAATACACCCCTTTCCCTAAATATCCCTTGACAAGATACCATAACTGTACTATAATAGATATTGTTAAGAAAGGGACTCAACATGAAACTCATTCTCAGGGCAAAAGGGGTAACCTTGACACCAAAGGAGAGAAAGATTTTAAAGATGGCTACGCATTTTTATGCTAGTCGTTTGATGAGTGACAGGTTGTCGAATACATTAGAAATTAGCGTAAACGTCATAAAAGATTTTTATGTGAAAAACAAAATACTTGGTGAAGCGTTTCCTAAAGATGATGTTCTAGGACTACCAAGCAATAAGCAATTTGTAATAAATTTGGAATGGAATAAACTTGGCAAGCGTGTTTTACAATGCCTTGCACATGAAATGGTTCACGTTAAGCAGTATGCTAAAGGTGAATTAAAATTCCATGAAAGAGGAAACTTGGTAACGTTTCAACGAGAACAATACCAAGGTGATGAATATTGGGAATCATTATGGGAGATTGAAGCATATGGACGTGAAGTCGGACTCTATCAAAAATTTAGACCAACTCTTAAACTTCTTAGGAAAGAAATTTGAAATGATTAAAGTTACAGAATGGTATAACTGGATTGTACGTCAGTTTGGTGAGATTTGTGGATGGATCGGATTGATTCTAATCCACGGCTCTACAGTACCCGTAACGTACTTGGCAATTAAAGGTGAACCTACAGTATTGCCACCGCTAAGTATGGTGATTCTAATTTGGTCTGGACTGTTGCTATTCTTTATTCGTTCAGCAATTATGAAAGACAAACTTTACATGTTGTCGAACGGCATTGGATTTTTCATGCAAAGTATTATGTTAGCATTCTTGGTGTTAAAATGATTGGACTTTTTCCTATTCCAGTAAAAAAAATTAATCTCGGAAGAGAACTGTCTTTCGATGAAAATAATTTTATTAGAAATCAATATAAAGAACCCCGTGATGAAAATAGGGCATTACAATCAGAAAATACTCAACTTATAGA